TCACGCCGCCACCCCGCGCTCAACCAGCAGATCGATCATGGCGCGGTCGTTTCCTACCGGCACGATGCTGCGGATGTTCCAGGTCCAGCCGCGAGCCACCATACGATCTGCCTCTGTCAGGGCGCGCGATTGAGTTGATGCATGAACCCGAACCGTTGCAGTCGACGCTGCCTCTATCCGGCCCGCCTCGACGCGCTCTTTCCCGACCGTCTCGCGAATGTCGGCCCAGACCGTGATGTAATCCGCCCAGGACGTGATGACACCGCCGTATCCGTCATCGCCGGGGACGGGCCGCTGAAACGTCGCCCGGTCACGCAGGGTCCCAGCCCTGGTCATACCGCGCGCCATCGCAAAGCGCCGATCAGCGCATCGGCCGCCAGAGGCAGTTCTGTCGAGATAATGCCGGTAACCACCGCCTCTCGGTTCTGATACCAGTGTCCGACCAGAAGCAGGATCACTTGCGCGGCGAGCTCTCGCTGGGCCTGCGGCATAGCGCAGGTGAAGGTGATGAATGCGGGGTCCGCCGCGGCGGCAAGCGTTACGGCCAGGCCGCCCGCCGTCGGCTCACTGATCACGGCCACCGCCGTGCCCGCCGCAGTTGCAGTGACAACCGTCACGTCGGGCATCGGCAGGACGTGGGGTCCCGCGCCGGTCACTGCCACGCGCCAGGTCTGCGCCATGATCGCCCGCCCAAGCACCCCGCGCCAGCCATCCAGATAGGCCACGGCCGCCGCGAGATACCCGCCAATCAGCGCGTCCTCGTCCCCATGCGACACCCGCAGATGCGCCTTGGCTGCTGCCAGCGACACGGGCACATCTGCGGGCGGAGTGACCAGGACAGGGGTCATTCGGGGACAGGTTTCTTTTCGGGCGCAGGCTTTTCTTTCTGCACCTGCTGGGCAACCGGCTGGGCATCAATAACCGCGAACCCCTGTTCGATCAGCTGGTTGGCGACGGCCTGGTCAAAGGCCGCCGTCTCTCCGGTGTTGTACATGCGCCAGCGGCGCGTGAACCGGACCAGCATCAAACCGGAACCCGGCTTGCGCCGCCGAACACCAGCACGGCTGACAGTGCGGCAGTGTCGGTGTTGGCGGCGGACAGGTCCGGGGTGAAGTTTGCCCGGACATAGCGGCCCGCGCCGCGCAGGTTCAGCGACACCTCGAACGTGCCGGTCACCGTGCCGCCGCCTGCGGGCCCGGTGGCGACCACAGCCAACGTCGCGGTCTGCAGCGTCGCCGCGTCGGAAAGGTTGGCGGCCTGCCCCTCCTGCGCCGTGAAGGCGAGGCTCAGCGTCGCGCTCGCCGCAAGGGTCGTGGTGTACGGGATTGCCAGAACCGCGCTGTTCGGCCAGCCCAGCGCCGCGCGGTCGATAATAACCCCGGTCACAGCGGTGTTGTCGCCGCCGCCGCCCGCGGTCACGGCGGTGTTGGCGGCCGCGCGGACGACCGAAATCAGGGACCCGATGTCCCACAGTTGCGTGGTCATGTCTGTCTCTCCTGGCCCCTCGGGCCGCTATCAGGGGAAGGGTAGCGGGCCAGCGAACTCCGGCCCGCCCTCAGGATCAGTCGACCCAGTTGACGCCGGTAAGAACCGCCACGGCGGGAAAATGCCGCAGCCCGATGTCGTGGTGCTGGATCGCCCGGATCACAGTCTCGTCGCGGCTGTACGCGGCCTGCATCGTGCCGGTGGCGTCCCTGTAGGCAGCCTCGGTCGACGTGGCGATCTGCAGCCCAGAATGCTCACCAACCAGAACGTGGGGGAACGCGATCAGGTAGAGCTCCGACTCCGCGCCACCGCCCAAGTTGATCGGAACGGTGGTCGTGTTCATGAACGGCAAGCCGCGCAGCTGACCCTGCTGCATCTCGGGGAAAGCGGGATTGCCGTTCCCGTCGCGGATGTTGCGCAGACGCATCATCGTCCGGGGGGCGCCGATCCACGCCGCGCCAGTCAGCGGGATGTTCGCGTTCAGCAGCGCCAACTCAATCCGGCCCAGATCGGCCGTGATGCTGGCCAGCGTGTTGCCCCCGGTCGCCGCCAGGATGTTGCTGGTCGCAAAGGGCGTGCCGGTCAGCTGGTGCCGCAGGCCCAGCGGGGCGTTGTCGCCACCCGCGCTGCGCAGGAACGCCTGATCCATCGCAATGGCGCTGCCATTGACGATATCGTCGCGCACCAAGCGGTCAGCAGCGATGCTGGCCGAGCGCAGTAGGTCGTTGCTGATCGGAATCAGGCCCGTGAGCTTCTTCGCCGAAAGCTTGACCTGTCCCAGCGTCATGCCAGTGGCGCCGATGTCCTGCTGTTCGCCGGTATAGGTGAAAGTCGAACCGGTGGCGACACGGTTCATCGTCAGGTTGCCGTTGGGCAGCGGCACCACGCGCGGCCCACCCCGCATGACCACCGACGCGGGGCGCAACAGCTCAATCACCTCGGACGACACGTCCTCAGGGACCAGAAACCCGCCTGCCGCACCGGTGCTCATGTTCTGATTGGCGAACAGACCGGAGTCGCCCCAGGCCTCGGCGACCTGTTGCGCGATTTGCGGGATGCCCCCCGCGGCAGCGAGCGCCCGCGCCATGCGGGCAAACCGAATACCCCTTTCCGCCACCGTCGCGGGAACGGACGCCGCCTGGGCAGAGCCACTCGGCAGCGGGGCCGTCACACGCGCCGCAGCAGCGCGCAGCCTCTCCAGATCCTCAGCGCGCGCCAGCTCGGCTGCGGCCTTGTCGTCGTCGGCCTTGAGGGCGTCGAACTTGACCACTTGCTCGGCGGTCATGTCCTCGCCCTCAGGGGTGGACGCCACCAACGCATCCATCTGGTCGATGATGCCCGCACGGCGGGCGCGAAGGGCCGTGATACGGTCCATCTTTAGCTCCTGTATGCGGACCTGCGCCGCGTTTCGATCTGAGCAGCCACCAGCGCACGGCGCCCGCCCATCGTCTGCCCGGTGCGCCGGGTTTCCTTGTCGCGATAAGCCAGCACAGATTCGAGCGTCCCGATGCGGTCGGCCATGCCCACCGCAACAGCCCGTGCTGCGGGCACCATTGCCCCCCGCCCATAGGCCTCTCGCACACGCTCGACGCTGACCCGACGCCCGGCCGCCACGTCAGCGACAAAGACGTCCTCAATGGCATCGACCTCGGCCTGCACCGCGGCGCGGCCTTCGTCGGTCGTCACATCCGGGCGCTTCATCGGCGCACCTGAACTGACGATTTCGTACGACCGGCGCCCGCCCTGGTCCGGGCCCTCTTGCCGGGTGGTCGTCGCCACGACGCCAATGGACCCGACCGAGGCCGACCGGTCCATCACCAGCTCCTGCGCTTGCGAGGCCAGCCAATAGGCCAGCGACGCACCCATGCCCGCAACGAACGCGCTGATCGGCTTGGCGCTGGCCCTGAGGGTGTCGGCCGCCTCGCCAACCGAAGAAACCATGCCGCCAGGGCTGTCGACCAGCACCACAATCCGTTGCACCTGATCCGACTGCTGCGCCACACGCACATCGTGCATGAGCTCGTCCAGCGACGTGCCGCCGGTGCTGGCGCCGATCAGGTTCGCGCGCGGAAAGATAGTCCCGACCATCGGCACAACCGCCACCCCGTCGCGCAGCGTGCTGCCGCGCGATCCCGGGAGCGCTTGCCCGACGGCCGCCACCGCAGACCGGGCCACGTTCATCCGGTCAGCGTGACCGTCTGCCGCGAGCGCCGCCAGGACCTCTGCGTCCAGCGCCCGCGCGGCAATAGATTCAATCGCAGCCAGATACTCGGGAAGGATTGCCCACGGCGTTGCGCGAATCGCTGCAATGACGGCCATGTGTTCGGGGTTCATTCAGATGCTCCGGGGGTCGGCGCGGCGGGGCCCGGCACGGGCTGGCCTGCGACGGCCATGTTGCCCGGCCGCCAGTATTCGATGCCCGCATGGCCCTCGATGTCGGGGTCGTTTTCGCGGCGGCGCAGTTCGTTCGCGCTGACCATCCCCATCTGCCGCTGCAGCCAATAGGCCTCCATCCGGCTCTTCAGGTCGCCCTTCACCAGCGCGTCCGTCAGATGCTCAAAGTACTGCCGTTCACCCGCGAACATGCGCGTCGCTGACTGTTCAATCCGCGCGTAGTGCGGGCCGAGGTGGTAGATCACGAACTCCAGCGACTGCTGTTCGATGTTGCCAAACGTCGCCCGGCTCAGGTCGAAGATCAGGTGCGGCGGCACGCCCCAGACCCGCGCCAGATCGACCACCTGAAACTGCCGCGTTTCCAGAAACTGCGACGACTTCATGTCGTGCGTCAGGAACTGCGCCTTCATTCCCTGGTCGAGGATGGCGACCGTCTCAGCGTCGAGCCCGGTGTAGAGCGACGTCCAGTCCGCCCGCGCCGCGTGTTTGGCTTCGGGCGGCATTTTCGCTTCCGACTGCAGCACCGTCTGCGGGCGCCCACCCTTGGCCCAAAACCGCGATGCGTGCACCCCGGTCGCGATGGTCTGCCCGATGGCATTGCGCGCGTACTGGATCGGGTTCAGTCCGATCAGTCCGTCGCGGCTCATGCCCCGCACATGCCAGATGTCCCGCGCCGGGAACCTCTCGCTAGTGCCGTCGGGCAGCGTTGCGTCGTAAAACAACACCTGGCCTTCCGACCGATCGAAGAACTCCGCCACCACGACAGTGCCGGGCTTCAATCGAGTTAGCGCGACTGGCTCGCCCCGGCGCCCGCGACTGACATAGGCGAAGAAATTCCCCGCCAGCAGCAGGTCCGTCTTCATCAGCTCGCGGAACTCGTACGGCGTCTGATGGCTGTTCGGCCGCTCGGACAGTAGCCGCTCCAGCGCCGTCTCGCGTTCGTGTAGCCGCCCGCGATCCGTCCGTCGGTAAAGGTGCATCGGCGTCATAGCGAACACGCCCGACAGGATTCGCAGCGCCTGGAGCGTGGCAGGGATCGACAACGCCGTTGTCTCGCTGACACGAACCCCCGCCAGCGAAGCACCACCGACCACCGCGCCGGTCACGCTGCCCTTCCACTGCGACTCGCTCTGGAACGGGCTCGGCCCCGCCGACAGTACCGGCTCGGCACGCGCCGCCGGTGCGCCGAGGCGGGGCCCGCGGCGCAGGAAATCCATCAGGCCCATGCGTCACATCCCCGTGTATTCAAAGGTCGGTGCCGTGGGCTGTGACATCGCCGCCCCCACCGCCATCGCCGCCGCCACCGCCATGTCGATCCGGGACGTGGCTCGCTGCTTTTCAAACCGCCTGAGACCCGCCGGGCTTGTCCAGAACGTCGCCGACGCCACCGCAGATCGCAGCGCCGGGTTCAGCGCGATCCGCACCCGCCTTTCGAGCAGCAGCGCCTCAAACTGCGTGATGCTCTCGGGCATCCACAGCGGCGAGTCCTTGCGCTGGTTGATCCCTTGCGGGTGCTCCAGAAGCGGAAGCGTGACCCCCATTTCGTCTAGAACTGCTTCAAAATTGCGGATCAACCACCGGTCATAGGCCACCGCCACAACCTCAAACCGCGCCGACACATCAACCAGGTCCGCGGCGACGGTGTCGAACCGCACCACCTTGCCAGGCGTGGCCGTCATATGCCCTTGCTCCACCCACACCGGCGCAGGCTCAGGCAATTCCTTGTTCCGCGCCCGCTGGTGAAGTGTGTCCGCGGGCGTGTAGCCATGCGCGAACAACGCAAAGCACGGGCGACCCTCAGCATCCTCGCCGTCACGAAACACCATTGCGCGCGCCGTCATGTCTTTGGTCGCGCCCAGGTCCAGCCCGACCCAGCACTCTTGCCCGTCAAACTCGTCCAGCGTCATGGCCGGGTCCTCGCACGCTTCCCACAGGTCGCGGGTGATCCACGCCGTTTCCGCGTCCGTCCACTGGCAGAAATGCAACCGCTTGATGCCGTTCGCCTTCCCCGGGATCGCAAGTGCCTGCGCCGCCACATCGGCCAGATACGTTTCGGTGATCGTCACCCCGAGAAGCGGGTTTGCCTTCACCCAGCAACTTGCGTCTGTCAGCGGATCATCGCCCTCATCCAGGGCGCAAACATAACTGAAAGTCGAGTCGTCCTGCACGTCGCCGTGCGCAACCCGCACCGCGTGCTCATGTTCCTCCCAGCACACAGAGGTCCGGTCAGACCCACTATTCGTGATCATGAACAGCAGCGGGTTGCGTCGGAACTTGAACCCGCGTTCCAGCATTTCCAGCGTGTCGCGGTTCGGATGCTCGTGCAGCTCGTCAATCAGCGCAAAGTGCGGACGCATCCCCGATCCGGTCTTGCCGGTGTCCCTGCCAACGGGGCGGAAGAAACTGCCCGTCGCAAAGTCCGCTAGATTGTAGACCGGATTGATCCCACTCGGCGTGATCCTGGATTCCAACGCAGGCGATTGCCGAACCATCTTCACCGCGTCCTCGAACAGAATCCGCGCCTGGTCCATCTTCGCCGCGGCCGCGAACACCTGCGCCCCAGCCTCCTTGTCCGCCATCATGCCGTAGAGGCCGATCCCCCCGGCCAGCGGCGACTTCCCGTTCCCCTTCCCCATTTCAATGTAGGCCCGCCGAAACCGCCGCGAGCCGTCCGCGCGCTTCCAGCCGAAGATCGACCCGACAATGAACGACTGCGACGGGTGAAGCGTGAACGGTCGACCCTCGAACTGCCCATCTGAAAGCCGCAGAACGGCCGGGAAGAACCTCAACGCGCGACCAGCAGCGTCTGCATCCCAAATCAGTCCGCGCGCCGCGCCCGCCTCAACGTCCCTCAGGTGCCGCGCGCAGCTTGCCCGCACATGCGGCCCCGCGACGACATGCCCCGCCACAACCGCGCGCGCATAATCGCCCGTCGGATCAGCGAGCGAGGAACTCATCCGCCGGGTCAACCTTGTCGGGCGCCGCCTTCGCGCGACTTCGCTCGTCCGTCAGTCCGAGTTCACTCATGTAACTGCGCATCTGACCGTGCCGCGCCGCCTGAAACTGTTCCGGTCCCGCGATGAACTCGGACCACAAATGGCAGAAGGCAATCGCCGCAGGCTCCTTCGAAACGTCCAGCCAAGACGCCGATGCAATCCAGCGATCCCAGGCCTTGCGCGCTTCACCCTTCAACGCCGAAGGGCGCGCCAAGCCGCCTGATTCCGCCGCGCGCGCCTCGGCGCCAGCCCGCGGCCCGTGACGATCAGGGCGATGCGTTCCGTCCACGATCCTCAGCGCAGGAGGTTTGGGTCGGGCCCCCCTGATCGCCATGATAACCCTCCGAAATCAATCTGACGTTGCCGAAAAAAAGATATGTGTGCCGGTCCCGGCGCGGCCCGGCCCGGAGATTCGCCCCCCCCCCGGCTTAGGAATGCCCCGCGCCGTGAGTAGGAAGCTCGCCTAGCGGCCCTCTGGCCAGACCGGCCACCCATCTAGCCCGAACGTCGTGCGCGTCCTCAGTGAACGCCCCTGGGCCTCTGCCGCCTCTCGCGCAGACTTGGCCGCGTGGCACTTGGAGCAAATCGACTGCAGGTTGGCCAGGTCGTCGGTTCCGCCCTTCGCCTTGGGCGTGATGTGGTCAACCTCGGTCGCTGGCGTGGTGCGCCCTGCGCGCTGGCAGGGCTGACAGAGGTGCAGGTCCCGCGTCAGGGCAATGGTGCGTGCTTTCGCCCAGGCGCGCCCATATCCGCGTTCGTGGCGGGATTGGCGCAGGTGGTTCCAGCCTGGCATCGCACCCCCGCAAATGAAGAAACCCGGCGCAGTTCTCCTGCCCGGGCCTCTTTGCAAGCCATCGCCTGCGATTATCGGAAGTTGCGCACACTCTAGAGCGCGCGTCAAGACCTTGTGCGATGCAGCGCGGCAAGCCCTAGAACTGCGGCCTCGCCCGCCGGGGTTGCGCGGCGGGTGTCGGGGTCCCAGACCCGGGCGCCATAGCCTTGCAGGTGCCCGCGCAGGGAGTGGCGCTGATCGGGCGGCAGGGCCATGAGCTGGGCCAGCGCCTCAAGCCATCGGTCGCGCGCGGCAATGTCGCGCTCGTCCTGGCCGCGCAGGTCCACGCGCAAGGTTGGGTCCACTTCGAGCGTCTCGGGCAGCATCGGCAAAGTTGCGCCCTGGGGGCTGGTGACGATGGGCAGGCTGCGAGCATAGGCCTGCCAGGCGGTCAGGAGGGAGTTCCAGACGCCCAGCAGGTCGCGCCGGGTCCGGTCGCCCTGGGCCACGGCGCGGATTGCCAGGCCCATATCGTCAGCCACAAGCACGTCGCGGGCCTCTTGGGCGGTGCAGCCGATGCGGCGCACGCGCGCTTGCAGAGCGACCTCACTGGCGGGCGCCTCGGTGTCGCGGCGCCCTTGCGTGGCGGGCTGAGAAACGCTCTCGCCGCCTGGCAGGGTGATCGCGTTCTTGCGGTGGCGCCGGTCGCGGCGCTTGGCGCCTTTGGTTCGGGCCTTTGTCACCACGCGCCCTCCCGCTTGCAGACGGCCGGTTCGCCGCAGTTCGGGCACCACACGGCCAAACCCGAATTTCGCAGCGCCGTCCACCTGCAAGACCGGCAGACAACGTGCGGACGCTCGCGCGCGGCCAGGGGTGGCGCCGTGCTGCGGATCGGCGCGATGCGCGGCGCGGTATCGCGGCGGGCCGGGTCCAGGTCCAGCGCGCCCCACGGCGGCGCGGCCACGCTGACCGATGCGACGGAGCGCTCGGACGTGGTGTTCATGGCAGACTGGTTGATGAGGATGACGAAGGCGGGGCGTGGCGAAGATTGTGCGCCGGTCGCGGGTCTATCTAGCAACATAGGTTCCTCTCTCTAGATCCTGCTGGACGGTGAGGGCTTGAGAAAAGGCATAGGATGACCAGCCCCGGCATTTTTGCCGGAGCCGGTCCCATGCCTTTGCGGTTCTGCTGGCCGGAGCCGGGCTCTCGCATAAGGCCCTGCCGTGGCACACCGCCCGGACAGGTTGACCGCTACTTGCGAGGGTGGTGTCCCCCGGGAGCCGCGCTTCGGTCTTTCGGACTGCGCTTTGCCTTGGCCCCGCCCCGTGGCAGGCGTGTCGCATGTGGTGCCACCGTCCAGGCTCATCGCCCCTACCGTCCGCCATATGCGCCCCGCTGATTTCCGGCGCGCGGGTCGCCGTTTGGCTTATGCTGCCAGCGCCTCCCGCAGATGCAGAGCCACAGCCCTGAGCCCATCCTGCTGGTGCCAGTCGTTGAAGTCCCCGCGTTTGGGCGGCATGGACCACCGGCAACCCGACCGGCGGGCGTAGAACTCGCCCGTCCCGAGGTCGCCCAGCTGGTCCAGCGGCGGGTCGTTGTCCGCCAGGACCAGGGCTCCCGGGATGGTCGAGGCGACTGCTGCGACGTTGGACGCGCTGAACGCCGACAGGACCGCGCAGGACGCGCCCAGAAGACCCAAGGCGGCGCGCACGGACAGAGCCGTGGCGATGCCCTCGCAGACCACCGTGCGGGCGCCAGTGGCCAGCCTATGGCCGAGGCCCGGCAGGCGATAGCAGGCCCCCGACATTCGTCCGGCGAGGATGTTCTTCTTGGTGCCGTCCGCGGCGATGAACTGGACAGTGCGCAGGTCTGCGCCAAAGCGCCCAGGAACGATCAGCAGGGGCTCGTCGGTTTGCGGCAGGGCGGCGGCGATGCGCCGCCCGATGGGCGTGTGCGGGATGATCGACCGCACGTCGTCGTGGACCAGAGCGATCTCGGCCGGGAATCCCTTGCGAGCCAGGTAAGCGTGGCCCTTGCGGCGATCTGCGCGGGTCACGATCAGATTGCAGATGCGCGCCGCGTCCGCGGCCTCGGCTTCGCGGCGGCGCTCGGCCTCCAGGTCACGCTTGCGCGGCGGCAGGGCCTCGCCTGGCGCGCCTTGGTCGCTGAAAGCGCGGCGCTCGCCGGTGATCCAGTTCCAGGCGATACCGCTGCGCCCGTCGGTGTCCAGACGAACGCGCCCGGCTGTGTTGGTGCGCGTTTTTCCCTCGGCGGGGCATTGCGTCCAGCGCCCCGGGACAGCGCGGACGGGCGGCACGATGCCGATGGCGCGGCAGGCGTCGTGCATGGCGGCGTGCAGGCTCATGCCGCCCTCTTTTGCTTGCGGAACCGTTTGACTTCGCGGTCCACCAGGTTCAGGGCGTCAGCACGCGGGACGCCGGGGCGGGCCTCATACCAGCCGCGCGGGAGCTTTGCGCCGTCATAAATGCCGCGCCAGATGCCATAGGCCCATCGCCGGGCGCGCGCGTCGTCCTCGCCCGCATGGCTGTAGGACATGGTGAAGGTCAGCGCTGCGTCCCAGACGGCGCGCGGGTCCGCCAGGCAATCAGCGCGCAGCCCGTCGCGGGGTTTCAGGCGGAATCCTGTCGCGTCGAAAGCATGGAGCGTGCCGGGCACGCTCACGATGTCCGACCGGGCCGGGCGCTCGTATCCACAGGCGATGCAGGTTGGGCCGCGCATCGCGGCGCTGCACTCTGGACAGCACAGGGCCTCGCGAATCTGCGGGGTGCGCTCGCGTGGCTTTGCGTCCCGTTTTTCAGCGGCGTTCAGGTCGCCAGGACCGTTGTCCCACAGGTCGAACATCTCGCCCGCAAACCGCTCGACGTTGCCGCTGTGGTCGAGCCACAGGGCCTTGGTCTTGCCCGGCGCGGCGCGCATGATGCGTCCGATTTCCTGGACGTGGCTTGACAGGCTCTTGCGGTAGGGGCGGCAGGACACACCGACCAGGCAGTCGGGCACGTCAAACCCCTTGGTCAGGACCCCGCACGACACCAGCCCGTGGATAAGCGTGTCCGGGCGGCGGAACTCCGCGATTTTCGCGGCACGGGCGTCGTCATCGCGATCCAGGTAACTGATCTGCTGGAAGTTGAATCCGGCCGCGCGGAATTCCGCGCAGAGCTCGCGCCCGTGATCCACGGTGGCGGTGAACACGATGGTCTTGGCGGGGCCGCCGAAGTGCGCGCGGGTCTGGCGCTCCCATTCCGCGACCACATCGCCCACGATCTGCACCCCGGCGGCGGTCATGCTGGCCGGGGTGAACTCGCCGTCATTGCCGATGGCCAGTTCGCTATCCGCCGCACTGCGGCCCACATAGATCAGCGGCTCCACCAGATGCCCGTCGCCAATCAGCAGACGGGTCGGCCGCACGTTGACCATCCCCTGCCAGTCCTGGCCCATGCCCCGCGTAAACGGGGTTGCGGTTAGGCCGATGCACACGGCGTCCGGGTGTGCGTTCATGAGGTCGATGGTAGCCTTGTGGCGGCAGTGCGCCTCGTCGACCACGATCAGTTTGGGGGCGCGCGGCAGGCGGCGCCGGGCCAGAGTCTGGGCGCTGCACACCTGCACATGCTCGTATGGCGCCCAGCGAGGGTGCGAGGCCTGTACGACTCCGTGCGTGATCCCGTATTCGGCAAACACCGCGCTGGTCTGGTCAACCAGAGACACGCGGTCCACGATGAACAGGCTGTAGCTGCCCTTGCGCGCAGCCTCGGCCAGCAGCTTGGCGGCGGTCAGGGTTTTCCCTGCGCCGGTGCCCGCACAGAGGATCACCCGGCGCTGCCCCTCCGAGATGCGCTGGCGCAATGCGGTGATCGCGTCGGCCTGATACGGGCGCAGCGCAATTTCGCGCGCGGGCGTGAAACTCAGCATTTCATCACCTGGCGGTATGCCTCGGCCTCGGCTTCCCCGCGCGGCATCCCCGCGCAATGCTCCAGAATCGCCGCCCGTTCCTCGAATGCGTCCCACTCTGGCCAGACATCGGAGGCGAGCTCCGCCCAATGGGCTTTGATCCACACCAGAGCAGAGTCCGTCAGGCGCCCGCGGCGCAGGCGCAGCCGCCACCCGTCGCGGATGACGTCACCCCCGTTTGCGCGGATACGGTCCAGGATCACGCGGCCCCCAGGTCAATCATCTGGCCCTCGCGCTCGCGCTTGAGCTTGTCGCGTTCGGCTTCCAGGAGGTTGGCGCGGCGGCGCTCGCGGGCGAGCGAGGCTTGCGTTTCGGCCAGGCGGCCTTTGGCCTGAGCGAGGGTTTCCAGCGCCTTGCCCAGCTTGGCGCCCATATCCCCGGCGGCCGTCAGCGCGTCGATCTGCTCTTGAAGTTCGGTTGCGCGGGCTTCTTCCGCCTTGCGCTTGGCGCGTTCGCCCGCGACTGCCGCGCGCAGACCGATCACCTCGTCGATCAAGGCTTCGGGCGTCAGTTTCGCCAGTTCGCGGCGGGCCTTCTCGTCCGGGCTTTGTGTGTCTGCGCCGGGGGCAATACTGCCGATCACCTCACGGCGCAGCGCGGCCTTGGTCGGCTCTTCGCCCCGCGCGACGAGCGCGTCGGCTGCGGCCTGGATGCGCCCCGGCTCGGCCGTTTCCGCGTCCCTAAGCTTGCGCGCCTCATGGATTTCTTTCCGGCGAAGACCGAGATCGGCAGCGGTGGCGGGGGGCATGTTTCCAACGGGAACATGCCC